AATTCAGGACTTTCTTCTGATATTACATTCATATTTTTAAGTAAATAATATTTTTCTTGTTCTATAATTGAATCAGGAGTATTTACTAAACAATATGCAATAGTAGCTTTATTCTTGTTTGTAAGCCACATATAACTTTGCATTTGCCAGTAATATAAATTATCTAACTTATCAGGCAAGTTTGCCATAAATGTCCATAAATCATAACTAGACTTAATATCAATAATACCTTCATCAATAATATCTGGGTGTCCAGAAATGTAATCATTTGTAAATCTTTCTTCATTCTTAAAAAATGGCTTCTTTAAATACAATGATAAAAGATTAATTGACTCTTGTTCCACCTCAACACCTTTTCGCATTTGTTTTGTTTGTATGTCTTTTTTACGGCCATACTTTTCTGCTATATAAACATCTAATAAATGTTTTTGTGCAGTCTTAGAAAGTAATCCAGCTTCTTTGTCAGCCTTAGTTTGAGGCTCAGTTAAAAGGTACCCAATAGATGATGATCTAAATAGAGTTTTTGAAAAGTTCATAGTTATAAGGTGTTTAGTTTTGCAGAATAAGCAGAATATATTAAAGGATCTGTTTTAGCCATTAGTTCCCAAGCTTTCAATTCTTTAACTGATTTACATTCTTTAATAAATTGAATTGCTTTATCGGCTAATGATTGTTTTGACTGAGTCTTAATAATTTCTACTGGCTCTTCATCAGAATCATCATGTAAATGACCTAATGATCTCAATCTTTTTACATTTTCTTTATGGTATTCTTCAACTAATTCTCTAGCAGCATCTAATGCTTTGCCAGCAGAATCGCCTTGATTAAGGGCAAATTCAACACCAATTTTTTCAGAAGAATAATTACCTAAGTTAAAAGTTCTAGTGTAGTTAATAGTTTGTATATGCATAGTTTTGGGTTTTTATTTTACTCTTTGTACTGTAGTTACATCATCAATAACCTTAATTTTAAATTGCTTATGCTGATGTTCTACTTTCTTTTTTAAGTTAGAAACCATAACCATTACAGATGTATATGGATTATCTAATCTAATGTTTTCTCCTAATTTTAGTTCAGCAACCTTACTAGATACTGAATCTGGACTTATACTTCTTGCCATGTTTTATATATTTTTAAACAAAATTAATTTAATTAATTTAATTAAAAAAATAAATTATTAATTTAATTAAATTTTTATTTAAATTATGGTATTTTTATTTACTCATTGTATTGAGTAATTTTACTCAATGTTTACTTATAATATTGTTCACGAAAACGTGAACGTTCACCGGCAGTGAACAAACTATATAGGTGAACAGTTTATAATTTCCTTAATTATCGGAGTATTACTACTTAATTTGTCACATAATTTGTCTACTTTTTTATATAAAAAACGGGACAATTCGTAAAGCATTGCCTTTACTTTATACCAACTTTTGTAAAGATTTACCTTTACTTTATGTTTCCGACATTGATGTCGGGAACATCCCTTATATGTCACATATTTATATAAAATTGTGACATTTATGACAAGTTATTATAATTTAAACACAGCAATTTTTTAGAATTATAATTCCAATTTGCATGAATTTTTCAAAAAATACACATCAAAAAATGCATTTTTAGAAACATATTTCCAATTTATAGCTCAAAAAAGCCGTTTTTTGATTGATAAATCATTTTAATGTGATCGATATAATTAAAAACCCCCTACTTCTTTAAGGCAGGGGGTAAAACTACTAAATCTACTAAACTATGATAACTTCCGTAAAAATACAAATTATTTATTAATAAATTTCTTTTTTACCAAGTTTAACTTAGCTCTATATTCTAAAACTAAGCTTTTTAGCTCATCTCTAGTAGGTCTAACTGTTTGTCTTGCTGTTTCTCTAAGATATTCAACCAATGATCCATTTTCTTTATGTAGCTTATATTCAAATTCTTCAATATTGCCAGTTTTAAAATAGTTGCATTCCATACATTGTGGTCTGCAATTTTGTTCCATCCACCTGGTTCCTAAGTTAGTTCTACCCATAAAGTGTCCACATTGTATTTCAGCTATAGTGTGTTTATTACCACATGTATAACATTCAACTATTCCATTTTTATCTGCATGTTTATTTCGTATATATTGGCTAAAAACATGGTCTAAATCCTGAACCAAATTATTAAAACTTTCAGAATCATCTTCAAATTCTTCCATACGTTTTTGAGTAGAAGCTATAGTAGCACATTGCTTACACATTTTTTTAGAAAAGTGATAATCAATATTACCACAATTAATACAGCGTTTTTTCTTTACAATTATAGTTGAGTTTCTCATATTTTTTCAAGTGCGTTTTTTACATTACACCAATAAAACAATTCATCTGGATCTTTACTTTTTAATTCAATTTCTTTTTGTACATAAGCAATAGCTTCATCTTTTGCTATTATAATTCTATTTTCAAAATCAGTTACTCTATCTTTTAAAAAGAAATTAACATATAACTTAATTGCTTTTGTTTGATATGCTTCCATTATTCTTTTAATTTATGCAATTTGCCATTTATAAATCTAAATTTACCAATATACTTTCCTTCTTTCCATACTTCTATAACCATATCTAATCTCTTAGCCATATCATATATTAATTCTCTATTTTCAATCATAATTGACTTTTAATTATTCTATTTATAATTTCTTTTACTATCTCCCAAATTAATATAATTATGATTATATTCATAGATTATTATTTAAAGATATTTTTAAAATAATGGTTGTTATAATCCATTTCCGTTTTATTAAAACCTACTGGAGCAATACCTTTTTTGCGTTTACCACATTTAACACATCTCCAATCAGCTGAAATATTATATACATATGTACATACATATTTATGATTACATAATAATTGAATAATTTTTTTTAATATTTTTTTCATAGGTTATTTATTTTGTCTTTTATTTTTAATATAAAATAGTATTGAATATTTAAATATTATCTTACCTCTGTAACCATATCTCCTTGAAAAAATAGCATCTTCAGCTTTAATAATATCAAAGTAAAACCAATTATTATTTATGCTAAATATTGGCTTATACAATTCTTCTAAAGCCTTTATTTTAACTTTTCGCATTGGTTTACCATCTTTATATACTAATTGCTTCATAGGTTATTTGTTTTGGTTAAGCGTACCATTTATCAATATTTTTCCATAAATCAACCGTTTCTTCGTGTCCATACTCAATAAGTATATTACATAAAATCAAATCTGCTTCAGCATGGGCAATTTCAATATCACCATTATTTGCTAATTCTCTAAGTTTATCATTTTGCTCTTTAATAAACTTTTCTTTTTTAACTTGGTATTCTGTTTTCATAGGTTATTTGTTTTGGTTAAATTCTATTGGTTCAGCTTTTTTCAAAAATTCATTTACTAACAAATCAAGACCCATTAAATTTAATGTTTCTTTTATTTGTTGTTCTGTGTAAATGTTTTCATTATCTGATATTTCTATTGGTGTAATAGAACTATCATAACTTCCCCAATCTTTTGATTGTAAAGCAATTTTGTTTACTTGTTCTTCTGTGTAAAGTTTCATAGGTTATTTGTTTTTTGATTTTCTTATTTTAATTTCAGTTACCATAAAAAATAGTAAAAATATTAATGCACCTCCACTCCAAAAATATATCCAAACGAGTGATTCTTGATATACATTCATAGGTTATTTGTTTTGGTTAAATAGTCTTATTAAATGATTTAAACACTCTAACTCTGCTTGTTCATAAGTAGATGAATGATAAGATTGAAATGCTTTACCATTGTGTATCAAATAATACTCGTGGCACTTGTCATTATGACTTCTAATGCTATTTACTATTCCTTTCTCTCTAAACCATCTAAATGCTTGTTGATAGAGTGGTCCAGTACAAGTGCCTTCTCCCATTAATAATATGCTATTACAATAATGAAAACTAGGGTATTTAATAGATTCTATATTTGGATGAAAATAAGCACAAATACATTTTTCATCAAAACCTAATTCTTTAAGTTCTAATGCTTGTTCATAAGGGATAAATTCTTTGTTCATAGGTTATTTGTTTTGGTTATATAATCCATCTTCTTCATCAGATTTCATAATATCTATTATGATTTGCTTTTGGTTATAGGTTTGGTTGTAATATTCTTTTCCACTCAAGTTTTCACTAATAAACATTCTAGGAACTATATTACCTCTAGTATCTTCTACTGCCTTCATTATCTGCTCTTTTTCTTTTTCAAGGTATTTATTAAATCCTTTATCAAAGATTTCATTAGTCATATAAGGATAATTAGCTTTTAATTCATCAAACCATTCTTGCATTGCTGTTTTCATAGTAATAATTTTAACAAAGATAATTAATTTAATTAAAACACAAAATATTTTTTTTAAAATAATTGGGTAAAAAATAAATTTTTTTAATTAAATAATACTTCTTTACTTTGTGCCTTAATCAAAAACTTTATGGAAAAACAGAATGTAAAAGACCTCATTTTGCTTGAGTTAGAGCAACAAGAAAGGCCACTAGCATGGCTTTCAAGAAAATCAGAAATACCATATGGAACTTTATATGGAATATTAATTCACAGAATTATGAATTTATCAGATGTAAATCTTGCAAAGATAAATAATGCATTAGGAACTGATTTTAATAACGATTAATAATAACTATATATGTCATTTATAAAAATAGACAGAGAGATACTTGATAGTTATTGTTTTGCAAATCCTAACCATTTAAAAGTTTGGTTGTGGTTATTGATTAAAGCTAACTATAAAGATGCTTTTGTATCATTAAAAATGGGTAAGGGTTTTACTACTGTTGAAATTAAAAGAGGTCAATTATTATTTGGCAGATTTAAAGCAGAAGAAGAGCTTGGATTAGATGGTTCTATGATTTATAGGGCTTTGAAAAAGTTTGAAGATTTAGATCAGATAAATATAGAAGCGAACAACCTATATTCTATCATAACTATCTGTAAATATGATAGTTATCAAGGTTATGATTTTGATGATGAACAACCAATGAGCAGCGAAAGAACAACTAATGAACAACAATTGAATAGCAAAAGAAAAACTAATGAACAACAAGTGAACACATCTAAAGAAGAATTAGAAGAAATAATAAGAATAAAGAATAAAGAACATATACCAAATCAAGAAGAATTTTTATTGTATTGTAAGGAGATTATTGAAAATGATTTAAAATCTAATTATGAAGAATATGAATTTTCATTAAAAGCAAAATATCAAACTTGGGTAGATGCAGGATGGAAAGATGGGTATGGTAAACCAATTAAGGTTTGGAAGTCTAAAATTAAAAATACATTTCCACATCTTAAAAAAACTTATATTAAATCAAATCCAGATACACAAACTAGAAGTTCACTACATATGAACCAAGATTTTATAAATTATTCAAAAAGGGTGGAAGAATTAAAAAAATAAAACGATGCAAATTACTATTTTCAAAAACATTTTTAGCAAGGAACCACATTTCATAACCGTAGAAAAAGCACTAGAAAGGATTAAACTAGGGGCAAGTAAGGGATTAGTTTTGGATATTAGATTGGCTTTGGATAAGGAAAAAGCAAATAAACTTAAACTAAATCTTCCTTCAATTTGCTTTAGTGGTAGATTTGGTGCAGATAGAAAAGATGAGCAGCTTATTGAGCATAGTGGATTCATTGTGCTTGACTTTGATGATATATCTGATTTGAGAGATAAGCAAACTGAAATTATTTCTAAAGATTTTGTTTATGCTTGTTGGGTTAGTCCATCAGGGAATGGATTAAAAGCTTTAGTTAAAATAGCTGATGGTAAAAAACACAGAGAGCATTTCCAATCACTTCAAGAGATATTTCCAGAAATTGACAGAAGCGGAATCAATGTAAGCAGAGTGTGTTATGAAAGCTTTGATCCTGATATTTACATCAATCAAAATGCCACAACTTTCACGAAAGCTAAGAAAATTGAAAAAATAGTAGTTTCAGAAATAGAAAATTTAGATGATTCTGAAAACTTTAGAAGAATACTAAAATGGTTAACAAATAAGAACGATGCTTTTGTAACTGGAGAGAGAAATACTTACATTTTTAAGTTAGCTTCAGCATGTTGTAGGTTTGGAATCAACGAGGAGGCCGCTTTAAGCCTTATTTCGGCCGAATATTTAGTGAGTAATGACTTTACTATGTCGGAGATGAGAAGTGCCGTAAAAAGCGGCTATAGGGCAAATAGGGCTATTGCAGGTTCGGCTATTATGCAGAAAGAAAAATTAGTGAATAAGGAAACAAACTATGAAATTGATGTTAAAAAGGAATTTGTAGATGAAAAAGGTGAAAATTATAGGGTTGAAGATGTTGTATATGGAATAGATGTTAAGGATAAAGCTTTAAGTATTAACCAAAATGGTTTTGATAAGGTTTTAGGAATTGGTATTAAGGATTTGGATTATTTATTTAAACCAAAAAGAGGTGAAATAACATTACTTACTGGTATTGGAAACTATGGTAAAACAGCTTGGCAAAAATCACAATTGCTTAGTAGAATCATCGTGTATGGAGAAAAAATAGCTACATTTTCACCTGAAGATACACCTGCTGAGGAGTATTTTCATGACTTTGTCGAGATGCTTTTAGGATGTGAATGTACACCATTTAATCCAAATAGACCATCTGATGATATTTATGAAGCTGCTTATGATTATATTTCTAAGCATATATTTTACATAAGTGCTGAAATGCTATCTCCAACACCTCAGTATATCAAAGAAAAGTTCTTGGAATTGATTGTACAGGAAAAGGTAGACTTCTGTTGTATAGATCCATTCAATCAAATGACCAATGATTATAAAGGATTTGGTGGTAGAACTGATAAGTATTTAGAAACATTATTAGCTGATTTTTCAAGATTTGCTAAGAAAAACGATGTTTATTTTTGGATAATTGCCCATCCAAAATTAATGGAAAGAGATCGGTCAGGTAACTACAAGTGTCCTGATGTATTTGATATTAATGATGGTGCAATGTGGAATAATAAAATGGATAACATAACAGTTTATCATAGACCATTTGCACAGACTGATGTGAGTAATCCTTTGGCTGAATTTCATACCAAAAAAATTAAGAAGAAAAGTGTTGGTAGAAAAGGATTTATTTCTGTTGAATACATATGGGAAAGAAGAAGATTCTTTATTGAAGGAAAAGATTTTATACAAGAGTTATTGAATAACAAAGGTTTAGAGTTTTGGAAAAGAAAAGAAGCTAACCAATCTTGGCTTCCATACAAAGATGAAAATGGTGAAGAAGTAATATTTTAATAAAACATAAAAACAAAAAACAATGATCAGACTTTCTGTAATTGGTAGACTTGGGCAAGATGCTACAGTCAACAATGTAAATGGCAAAAATGTAATTAACTTTTCAGTTGCTTATACTGAAAAATTTAAAAACCAACAGGGTGAAGATGTAGATAAAACTACATGGGTATCTTGTGCTTATTGGACTGAAAAACTTAATGTAGCTAACTATCTTAAAAAAGGTACAATGGTTTATACAGAAGGTAAGCCTGAAGCTAAAACTTATATGAGCAAAACAAATCAAGCATTACCACAATTACATTGTAGAGTAACATCACTTCAATTATTGTCAAGCAACAATTCTAATAATTTAACAGAAGAAAATCCTTTCTAATGATAGTAAAAGAAGGATTTGAATTTATTGGTTTAGATTTTTATTTTGTTAATAATAAAGGAATAAAACAAAAAGTAAAATCTGTTAGATTAAAATGTCATTGTGGTAATGAATTTTTATTAAGATACAATAGATTTACTGCTGGTAAATATAAATCATGTGGTTGTTTAAGGCCAGTTAAATCTTTTACAGGAGAGGTTTTGCCAAATAAACAATCTCTAATAAATTTAATATTTAAAGATTATAAAGGAAATGCTAAAAGAAGAGGTCATGATTTTTTTATTTCTAAAGATGAATTGTTTAATCTAATAATGCAAGAATGTTATTATTGCGGTGAAAAACATTCAAACTATAGATTTAATAATCATGATAGTATTAGATATAATGGAGTTGATAGGATTGATAGTAATATTGGTTACATTAAAAGTAATTTAATACCATGTTGTAAAAAATGTAATGTTGCTAAAAATACTATGTCTTACTTTGATTTTATTAGCCATATTGAAAAAATATATATAAAAGTAATAAAAAATAAAAAAATAGAAAATGAACCCATTTATTCACGAATTAAATAACCCTATAGATGTTGAATGCCCTCTTGGATATGGAAAAGCAATCGCCTGGATTGACTACGGTACCAATACAAACACTGTTTGGAAAGTCGTACTTTACGACAATTGCATGGTGCGGAACTTTTACGATGATGACATTCTCGTATATCCAAACTCAATGGATGGAGGAAGATTAGATACAAACTATTTTAAAAAACAATAATATGCAAAAAGAATTAGTTTTTGATGGATCTGATTATGTACATGAACAAGATAGTAAAAGGTTAAAAAAGCAGCATTATAAAGTCTTAAATTTAATGCAAGATGGTAAATACAGAACCTTACCTGAAATATCTAATTTGATACATGAACCACCAGCTTCTATTTCCGCCCAATTAAGACATTTTAGAAAAAAATCTTTTGGTTCTCATATTGTAAATAAAAAATATTTAGGAAATGGCTTATATTCGTATCAATTAATCTTAAATACAAGCAATAATGGCGAAAACAACTGATTCAAGAAAAGTTACATTTGGTAGTAGAAAAAGAGGTAGTGCTAAAAAAAGCTACAATAAACATTCACAAAAACCCCAAAAATACAGGGGACAAGGAAAATAGTATGAATAATAAAGCCGCAAAAAAACTAAGAAGATTATCAGTAGCATTAGCTGTAACAGCTGGTAAAGGATTAGAAGATGCAAATCGTATCTATAAAAATCTAAAAGTGGTACATAAAGAAAATAAAAAAGCCCCAAAATAGGGGCTTCTTTAAATCTTTTTCAAGATTAAGCATTAGATGCTGCAAATAATTGAGCAACTGTAGAAGTAACTATTAAAGTTCTCTTAGGTTGGTTCAAACCAGTTGGAGGTAAAACAACTTTTGCATTAGCTGCTGTTCCATTAACTGTTGCTGAATAAGGGAAAGCCACATATCCAGCTGCTGGGATAACATAAATTACACCACCTGTTGCTGTAGTGTATTGGTTGTCTTGTAAGACTGTAACTTCGATTGCTTGTGCCATTTTGTTTTTGTTTTAATTTGTTATAAATATATTTTATTAGGCATAACAAATATAATAATTTTTATTGAGTAAATAAAATCCCTAACTTTGATTAATTTAATTAAATTATGAAACTAATAGCTCCAACAGGAAGAGTAATCGTAAAAGTAGATTTAGAAAGTAAAAATTCTCACACTTTTGCAGATGGAACAAAAATACGATTAGAAAGGATTTATGATAACTTTAATATGCGTTATGTAAAACCTGTAAATGCAGAAGTTATTAATGCAAAAGAAATACCAGATGGTGCAGAGATTTTAATACATCATAATGCTACACACGATACTTATAAAATTTTTAATTATTTAAGGCCAACTACTGAAGCATCATCTGATATTCAATATTTTTCAATACCAATTGAAGAATGTTTTTTATGGAGAGCTAAAGATAGTTCCACGTGGAACCCTTTAAATAATTTCATTACTGGCTTAAGAATTTTTAAACCATATACAGGATTTATAGAAGGAATTAAGCCTGAATTGGTAAAAAATAAGCTTTATATTACTAGCGGTGAATTGAGTGGTAAAGTTGTAACTACTGTAATATCAAGTGATTATGAGATTATTTATCAAGATAGAAATGGCCAAGAAGGTAAAATTATTAGATTGAGATATTATCCAGAAGGTAATGATAGAAATGAGGTTATAGCTGTTGAGAATGAATTAACGGTGATGGTTGATAATGGAGATTTGCTTATAGGGTATAACTCATCAGATGCACAAACATTAGATAAATTATTAAATCCTAGTTTAATATGTCTATAGAATTAGAGAATAAAATAAAGGATTTAGAAAAGCAGATTAGTTATTTGCAAGGTAAAAATGCATATTACGAGCAAGATGGAATTGGTAAATTATATCATGCTTTAAATAGAAAGGCAAATGAAATGGCTGAATTACTAAATAAAACAAGTCTTACGGCTATTGATATTGATGATCCAAAAATTAAAACTTTTGAAAGACTTCAAAAAATATGGGTAGATGCTGGAACTATTTCAAGTTCAATTAAAGCATTGGAAGTATTGGCAGGAATTAATCAAGATGTAAAAGAAGATAAAAAAGAAATAACTCAAATTAATAGAAAGCCATTTTCACCAGAAAACATGGCTGATGCTGTAGGTGAATTAGCTGGAAAAAGATATTAATTATGTATAACAAAATAGAAGGTGGTAGTGTAATAGAAATTCAAGGATTGCAATGTAATTTGCCACCAGAAGGATATGTTTATAATATAATTACAAAGCAAGTTGAATTTAGAGGGGTTTATAAAAGGTCTGATATACAATCTGAACAATATTGGAAAAGAATAATGTTACCAGATTGGTATCAAGATACAATGAAAAAATGGGATGAATTTGATAAGAAAAAGAAAGAAGATGATGGTGAATTTTATGATGAAAGATTAGAGGAATTTAAAAAACAAGAGTGGGATAGAAGGCTGAATGGGTTTTGGTATATGAATAATGGTAAGCCTATTTATTTGACAGGAATGCACTATTTATATTTACAATGGTGGTCAATAGATATTGGTTATCCTAAATTTAGAATTCCAGACCTTGAAAAGTTCTATTTTATGGACTATTGCATACAAGATCCATTATGTATGGGTATGCTTGAGGTAACTAAACGAAGATTTGGTAAATCATTTGTAGCTGGTTTATTTGTTACTGAATATACTACAAGAACCAAGATGACAAATGGAGGTATTCAGTCTAAAACTGGTGCTGATGCTAAGAAATTCTTTGCTAAAACTGTGGTAAATCCATTTAGAAGATTGCCAAAATTCTTTAGACCTGAATATGATATGTCTTTGGGGGTTAATCCTAAGTCAGAAATGCGTTTTCAAAAGACAAACGTAAGAGGTAAAAAGGCTGAGGAAAATATTGATAAAGATGAATTAGGTTCAGTAATTGACTTTCAATCTGCTGATTCAGTTGCATATGATGGACAGAAACTTCATAGATATATTGCAGATGAGTGTGGTAAAACTACCGAAGTAAACGTATATGATCGACACGAGGTTGTACGTTATTGTTTGCTTGATGATGAAGGTCAAATCATTGGTAAAGCTTTATATACAACAACTGTAGAAAAACTTACTACTGAAAAAGATGGGGTTCAAGATGCATTTAAATTACTTTGGGAAGAGTCTAACCAAGAAAAAAGACAAGAAAATGGAACTACATCAAGTGGTCTTTATAGGTTCTTTATGTCAGCAAAGCGTACTAGAAACTTTGATGATTTCGGATTCCCTGATGAAGAAAAGACTTTAGATCAAATTTTAGCAGATAGAGAAACAGTTAAAAATAACCCAAGAGCATTATCTGCTCGTATAAGAAAAGAACCTTTAACTATTGATGAGGCTTTTAGCACAGATGCAGATGGGTGTATATTCAATGTATTGAATATTGGAGAGAGGGAGGCATATTTAAAGGAAAATCCTGTTTTGAAAAGAAAAGTCATATTTTATAGAGATATTGACCAAGTTGTAAGATGGAGGGAAGCAACGGAAAAAGAAGAAGATTTCCACTGGAAAATAACGCAGTTTCCGCCAAAAGGCGAAGAAAATAAATGTACTTATGATGTTAAATTGAAAAAACCTGATAGAATTGAAGATGGTGCAATAGCAATTGACGGATATAGTAATAGTCAGGGGGGTAAATATGGTTCAAAAGCATCTGCATGGATAGGTAGAAGATATAATTTACTTGATCCTAAAAATACAGGTAAAGCCATAGGTCATTTATATGGTAGACCTCAAATTAAAGAAACTTTACACGAACAAGTGATGCTTGCAGCTGAATTTTATGGCTATAAGGCTTGGTATGAGCATAACTCTGATGATTATTTATCATACTTTAGAGATAGAGGAAGAATTGCTTATTTAGGTACATATCCTAAAATATCTATTGATCCAGTTAAAAAAGATGCTGAAAGATATAAAGGTTTCCCAACTACACCTTTTAGCCTTATGAAACAAACAGATGTGGGTATTATGTATTTTGAAAATCATATCGATTCTATAGATTTTGAGAATTTATTAGAAGATGCTAAAAAATTTGATCCAAATAATAGAACAGAATATGACCAAACTGTATCATTTTTAATGTTATTAGTTTGTTTAATGGAACCAATTCCAGTAAAAATTAAAAGAGAACCATTAGTAAAAAGTTATAAGCCAAGCTTATCATAAATTTTTTTTAACTAATTGTTGAATTTTTGGTATATTTGACAACAAAATACAGGTAAATTGGCTTCAAATCCATTAGACATAAATGCTTATGATTCAGGTCAAGCATTAAAATCGTTTCAGCTAACTACTGATGTTAAATCTAAATCTGATTTAGAATACGGTAGAAAAGTTGCCCAAAATATTTATGCCACAATTTATGGTAATCAAACATATTTCTGGATAAGGAATAATCGTTTTAGAAAGAATAGACAAATTGCCAATGGTAAAATTGACATGAGTGTATTTTTAGATCGCCTTGAAATGAATGGCAAAGCTAACTATGTAAATATTAATTGGAAATCAATTATTATTGGTAATACTATAGTTGGTAGATTAGTAAGTTCTTGGATGTCAAGAAATGAAAAAATTGAAGTTACGGCAGTTGATCCAACGTCACTTACTAAAAAACAAGAAATCATAGATGAAGCAGAATTTATTTATGAAAATAAAGAAATTTTAGCGCAATTACAGCAAGAGTCAGGTGTTCCAGTTGTTTCAAAAAATCAATTTGTTGCAGAAGATAAAGATGATTTAGATTTATGGAGAAGTGAATTTAATAAATTACCTGAAGAAATATTATATAGTTTAGGTGTTAATAATGTTTTTGAAGCGAATGGATGGACTGATGTTTTAAAAGAAAGAATACTTCATGATTCTGCCGAAGTTGGTTTAGTTTGTACATATACTTGGATGGATGATGAGGGAGAAGTTCATGTTGAATGGATTAGACCTGAAAATGCAATTTATTCTTATTCAGATTATCCAGATTTTAGAGATACTGCTTATAGAGGTCATATATCTTCAATGAAGATTAGTGAAGTTCGTGCAAGATATGGTAAACAAAATGGTGGTATTTTAACAGAAGAACAAATTTTTCAATTAGCTCAATTTTCAAAAGAATATCAATTAACAGATAAAATAAAATGGATGCAGGATTGGAATATTGCCTATTTGCGACCATATGATGAATGGAATATTGATTTAATGAATTTTGAAATAAGGACTTTAGATTCTGATGGATATACTGTTACGAAAACCAAAAAAAATGGTAGTACTATTATTAGAAAAGGTAAGCCAGAAAAATTAGATGAGAATCAAGAATATTTAGAAGAGAAGAAATGGAATATATATAAAGGTGTTTATAACCCAGTTACAAAAACAATGTTAGAATGGGGTATAAAGAAAAATATGATAAGACCGCAAGATCCTAAAGAAATTGGTAATGCAGAGTTTTCATATAGTTTTTATATGTACCAAAACTACGATCAACGAAATGTAGCTGTACCTGAAAAGATTGAAGAGCCAATTGAGCAAATGATTTTAGCTAGGTTGAAGATTCAACAAATGGTAGCTAAGATGGTACCTGCTGGTGCCTCAATTGATGTAGATGCATTACAAGAATTAGATTTAGGTCTTGGAGATTCAGTAAAACCATTAGATGTTCAAAAAATTTGGGAACAAACAGGTAAATTATATTATCGTGGTAGAGATGCTGAGGGTAATAGAATACCAGTCCCAATTACTGAATTAGCTAATACTGGTTTCGCACCTCAATTAAATGCTTTAATTCAATTGTATAATTTCCATTATCAAGTTTTAACACAAGAATTAGGTGTAGATCCAAACCTTATGCAACAAGCATCTCAACCAAGAGTTGCTGCATCAAATGTTGAAACATCAAGAATTTTAGCTAATGATGCTACTGAATATATGTATGATGCTTATATGTATGTAATGGAAGATACAGCTAAAAAAGTTGCTTGTTTATTAAATACAAGTGTAAGTTATGGTGCTAAAAGATATAGAGAAATTTTAAAAGAAGATCAAGTAAAAGGTAGAAATTTTACTACTAAATTGAAAATGTTACCAACTGAAATGGAAGTTGCTAATTTGCAAAATATGATGAATCAAGCATTGATGTCAAATCCGAATTTAGTTTTATATGTTGATCCATTTAAAGTAATGAGAATTGCTAAAGAAAATGTACAATTAGGTGAATTATATTTTAGGCAAGCTCAAAAGAAATTTATTAAAACAGAGCAAGAAAATGCACAAAATAATAGTCAACAAAATGCACAAATCCAACAAGCTAGTTTACAAGCTAAAGCTCAAGGTGATGCTGCATTAATAGATAAACAGACTCAAGCTAAACAAAGAGAAATTATGTTGCAAGGTATTTTAGATTTAGCTAAAGCTAATATTCCTTTGCCAGCACAATTGCAACCTTTAGCTCAACAATTATTGCAAAATATTGGAATGCCTTTAATGGTAGATAATCAACAAGAACAAATAGTTATTCAGCAAATGCAACAGCAACAAATGCAAGCTGCACAGCAACAACAAATGCAACAGCAACAACAAGGGCAACCAAAAGAACAGCCGCAAGAACAACCACAAGAAGAAGAACAACAACAACCTCAACAAGAACAACAATAAAATAAAAAAAAATGGCAACATCAGTAAGTAAGCTTTTAATAAGACTTCAAAAGTTTAGCTCAAAAATCAGCAAAACTGTTGATGCAACAGCTTCATTTAATTCACTTGGTTATTATTATCAAGATTTATCAGGATGGGACACTGCAGTAGTTCAATTTGTAAGTCCATCTGAAGCAATTTCATTTTTTACAACAAATGATAATGGTGCTATCATTGGTCAATTATTACCAGCTCCTGAAGTTCCACTAAATTGGGATGTTGTAAAAGGTGTTGATTTAGCAACTAAAGGAGATGTAACATCTGCATCAACTAGTTCTAATGTAGAGTTTACCATTATAGGTCAATATTTATTATTACAAGGTGCTACAACAAATAGTCCTTTGTCTTATGCTTATGTATTGTCTAAAAATACATACCCAACAGTTGCGGAAGCAAATAATGTGGGAATTGCTCAAGGAACTGAAATTGTTTATGCAAATACAGCAACTTTAAGTACAAGTAATAAATTATTTACAACAAGTGGATTAACTCAACCTATATATGGTGATGGAACAAATTGGTATGCAATAGAATTGCTTACTAATCCATCAGTTAAATATATTATAACTATTAGCCCAACAGGTGTTATATTTATTGATTAAAAATAGAAACCAAATTAGCATTTATGCCAGATAATAACGCAGCAGAACCAATTACAGGTTTTGCGGAAGGCTTCAATCCGTTTTCGGATGAGATTCAAGTACCAAAAGTAGAAGAAGCCCCTACTCAAAATGTAGAAAATACTCAGGTACAATCAGAAAATGTACAAAATACACCTGTAGAAACACAGTCACAAAATGTACAAGAAACTACAACATTTGATCCAAATCAATTTATTAAAGAAAGATTTGGTTTTGAAAGTGTTGAAGAAGCAGAGCAAGAATTTAAAAAATTAAAAGAAAGGCCTGCTGAATTAGGATTTGATTTTAAAGACAATGTTAGCAAAACTTTATTTGATGCTATCAAAGAAGGGAAAACTGATGATGTTTATGAAATTCTAAATCAACAAAAAAGATTGGAGAAATTAACTACAAGTGAAATTACTCCAGATTTAGCTGTTGATATTATAAAGGCAGATATTAAAAATAAATATAAAGATTTAACTCAAGATGAAGTTGATCTTTTATTTTATGACCAATATTTCGTACCTTTAAAACCAGAACAAGCATATGATGAAACAGATGAAGATTATGCTGTAAAGTTGAAAACATGGCAATCGCAAGTTGATTATGCTGAAAAAAAGATGATGATTTCTGCTAAAGTGATTAGACCAGAATTAGAAAAATTAAAAAGTGAATTAAAGTTACCAGATATTTATGGGTTAGAACAGCAAGAAGCAGCATCTCAAGAGGAATTTGAGTCTATGCAGAAAGCTAGAGCTACCTATGAAAGAACTTTAGAGTCAGATTATAATACTTTTAAAGGATTTGATTTAGTGGTAAAAGACGAGGAAGTCGAAATACCAATCTCATTCAATGTTTCCGATGAAGAAAGAATAGCTCTAAAAACACAACTTTCTGACTTTGATGT